TGCGCTGCCGTTGGACCAGCGAGTGGGTGCGATCAACGCTGCGATCGAAGAATTTGTGCCGGTCGCTGAACGTGCGGCTGTCGCCGGACAGCTGTTCGGCGAGGAAGGTTCTATCGCCATGAGCCGGATCGACACCGCAACACTGCGCCAGGCAACAGAGGATGTGCTCGCCTTCGGTGTGGTCGTCTCTGAACAGGACGCCGACCAGATCGAGCGCACAAACGACGCGATCTCGCGGCTTGGGTTAATCTGGCGCGGGTTATCGAACCAACTCGCCGTCGCCGCAGCCCCGGCACTTGAAGCTGTCGCCAATGCCATGGCGGCTGTGGCCAGTCGAACCGGCCCGCTTGGCATTGCGATCAGGGTGCTGTTCGACAATATCGGACGCTTGGCCACCTACGCCGCTACGTTCGCGGCCTTCCTCGCCGGTCGCTGGGTTGCCGGATTTGCGGTGGCAGCGCTATCGGTGCGCGGGCTCGCCACGGCACTGGTGGTAATGCGCGGTGCGCTCCTCCGGACCGGCATCGGCGTTCTGATCGTCGGGGCTGGTGAGCTGGTCTACTGGTTTGGCCGTCTGGTCAGCGGGGCCGGCGGGTTTGGCGCAGCCATGGGCCTTTTGAAGAACGTCGCAGTCGAGGTCTGGGACCGGATCAAGCTCGGCGGTAAATCGCTTGGTTTGTCGCTGGCCACAGTCTGGATCACGGTCGAGACCGGTTGGCTGCGGATGCTGGCGGGTATCCAGAAGAAATGGGCCGACTTTCTGCACAAGATTGCCGCCGGATTCCGGGATGTGCCGGGGATGGATGCCCTGGCGCTAAAGCTCGGCGGGGCGGCGATCGACGCGGGATCAGCCTATTACGAGATGGCGGCGGCTGCCGAGGCGGCGAGGACCAAGGCGGATGGTTTGGCGGCTGCGTCGGTCGCCGCAGCACATGCTGCCAGCGCCCCGCTCACATCTCTGAAAGCCCTAAGTGACGCTGTGTCAGCCGTCGGCAAGGACGGGGCCACGGCGCTTGATCAGACAAGTGAGGCGGCGGACGATGTTGCTGCTGCCCTTGCCAAGGCAGGTGCCGCGGCAAAAGCAGCGGCCGAGACAGCCAGGGACGTCTGGGCGACGGCGGCCGCAGCGCTCAAGGATTACGCCACCAAGGCCGCCGATGTCGGCAAGGGAATTGGCGATGCGCTGGTCGGCGCGTTTACCAGTGCGGAAAGCGCCATTGGCGAATTTGTCAAAACCGGCAAACTGGATTTCCACTCGCTGGTGACCTCTTTGCTTTCGGATATGGCTAAGCTGTCGGCCAGAAAATTCATTCTTGGGCCGCTGGCCAATGCCCTGTCGGGCGCACTTGGTAATCTCGGCAGCATCTTTGCGCCTGTACTGCATGCTGGTGGCATTGTTGGGAGCGCTGCGCCGCAACGTATGGTACCGGCCATGGCCTTTGCCGGTGCGCCGCGAATGCATAGCGGTGGCTTTGCAGGTCTCAAACCAGACGAGGTGCCCGCCATCCTGCAAAAGGGCGAGCGGGTCTTGAGCCGGCGCGAAGTCGCGGCGGGGGCTGCCAGCGCCGGTTCCCCTGTCACCATCAACATCCAGACCCGCGACGCCGAAAGCTTCCGGCAATCGCGCACGCAAGTCTCGACCGACATTGCCCGTGCGGTCGCCATGGGCCGGAGAGGCATGTAAACTATGGCGTTTCATGAGGTGCGCTTTCCCGACAATATCAGCCGCGGCGCGCGCGGGGGGCCGGAGCGGCGCACCCAAATCGTCGAGCTGGCAAGCGGCGACGAGGAACGCAACGCCAGTTGGGCCAACTCGCGGCGGCGCTATGATGCGGCTTATGGCGTCCGGCGGGCCGATGATCTGGCGGCTGTGGTGGCATTCTTTGAAGCCCGCAACGGGCGGCTCTACGGGTTTCGCTGGAAGGATTGGGGTGACTACAAATCCTGCCTGCCGTCGGGCGTGCCTGCTGCAATTAATCAGGCGATTGGCACAGGTGATGGCACCTCTACGGCGTTTCAGCTGACGAAAACCTACGCGTCGGGCGCGCAAAGCTGGATCCGCAGTATCTTAAAGCCGGTGGCTACGACCGTTACGGTGGCAATCGATGGGGCCGTGCAAGCGAGCGACTGGTCCGTCGACACCACAACCGGCATCGTCACCTTCAATGCCCCGCCAGCAAATGGTGCCGCGATCACCGCGGGTTTTGAATTTGACGTGCCGGTGCGTTTTGACACCGACCAGTTGGACGTCACCCACGATATCGAGCGGCTCGGCTCGATCACGTCCATTCCCCTGATTGAGGTCCGGCGATGAAGCAATTACCGACCAATCTGCAAAGCCATCTCGATAGCGGCACCACTACGCTGGCCTGGTGCTGGCGGCTGACCCGCAACGACGGGGCAGTGTTCGGTTTCACAGACCATGATCTTGTGCTGATCTTTGACACAACCACGTTTCAACCTCAGTCCGGCTTCACCGCTTCCGAGATTCGCAGCGGCTCCGATCTTTCGGTGGATGCGCAAGAGGCCGAGGGGGTGCTGACCTCCGACACCATCACCGAGACCGATATTCTTGATGGTCGATGGGACAATGCGACCGTGGAAATCTGGCGGGTCAATTGGGCCGACACCAGCCAAAGGGTGCTGCTGCGCCGTGGGGCTATTGGTCAGGTCCGGCGCGGGCGGTTGCATTTCGTGGCCGAGATGCGCTCGCTGGCGCATGTCTTGGGTCAAACTATCGGGCGGACGTATCAGGCAAGCTGCGATGCTGCTTTGGGTGACAGCAGGTGTGGCGTCAATCTAAACGATCCGGCTTTCAAGGGATCCGGTACTGTCGTGACCATTGTTGGCGATCGCGCCTTCTCGGTCTCGGGCCTCTCGGGCTTTTTCGAAGGCTGGTTCGCGCTTGGCACATTATCCTGGCTCACCGGTGCCAATACCGGACGCAACACCGAGGTTCTTTCCCACAGGGTTTCTGGCGCGAATGTGATTGTCACCCTGCTGGAAGCCCCGGTGCGGCCGATCAGTGCCACCGATGCGTTCGACATCTTTGCTGGTTGCGACAAGCGTTTTGAAACCTGCCAGAGCAAGTTCGCCAACGCGATTAACTTTCGCGGCTTTCCGCATATCCCCGGGCAGAACACCATTATTCGCTATGCGGCCAAGGGTGATGCCAATGCGGGGGCGGTCTTATGAGCAACTTAGTTTTCACAGAAAACGACGGGCGGCAGTGCATCGCGTCGCGATGTGCGAGAGCCAATACCGCCCCGGCCCGCATCGTCAAGGCCACCCGCCGCTGGCTTGGCACCCCGTATCACGATCAGGCTTCGGTACGCGGCGTTGGCTGTGATTGCCTCGGGCTTCTGCGCGGTGTCTGGCGCGATGTTGTGGGGCCGGAGCCCCTGGATGACACCAGGCCGGTGCCGCCATACTCGCGCGATTGGGGCGAGGCTGGCCCGATCGAGGTTCTGGCCGAGGCGGCGCGGGCAGCCATGGTGGAGTTGGATATTTCCGAGGCCCGCACCGGCGACGTCATCCTGTTTCGTATGCGCGCGGGCGCGATTGCCAAGCATTGCGGGATTCTTTCGGGAAACAACCGCAGTGGGCGTTCCCACCGCTTCATCCATGCCTATGAACGCAGCGGCGTGATCGAGGAGCATCTCACACCTGCCTGGCAACGCCGCATTGCCTACGCGTTCCGCTTTCCCGACCCCGTAAAACGAAAGCCTGGGTAAAAAATGGCCTCCCTTCTTCTGGCCTCTGCTGGTGCCGCGATCGGCGGCAGCATCGGTGGCGCTGTGCTTGGTGTGTCCGCCGCAACCATCGGCGGCGCGATTGGTTCCTTCGCGGGCTCGCTGATCGACAGCTGGATCGTTTCATCGCTTGCGCCGGGCCAACGGATCGAGGGCGCGCGGCTTGAGAACCTGACAATCATCACCTCGACCGAAGGCGCAGTGATCCCGTGCCTCTTTGGCCGCATGCGCATCGGCGGCAATATCATCTGGGCGACGGATTTTTCGGAAACCGTCAATACGACCACGCAAGGCGGCGGCAAGGGTGGTGGGCCAAAGGTCACGACCACGGCCTATTCTTATTCCGCGTCGTTTGCGGTGGCTCTGTGCGAGGGGGAGGTTTCTGGCATCGGGCGTATCTGGGCGGACGGCAAGCCTCTCGACCTAACCGGAGTCACCTGGCGCGTTTACAAAGGCGACGAGGAACAACCACCGGACCCATTCATTGAAGCGAAGATGGGCACGGGCAATGCGCCTGCCTATCGCGGCACGGCCTATGTGATGTTTGAGGAATTGCCGCTCGAACAATTCGGCAATCGCCTTCCTCAGCTGTCATTCGAGGTGTTTCGATCCTTGAATGATCAGGACGCCATTGAGCGCCAGATTAGGGCCGTGACGCTGACCCCCGGTTCCGGCGAATTCGTCTATGCGACCGAACCGATCCGGCAAGGGACCTCTGGCGCGACAACCCCAGAAAACATGCATGCCAGCGCTGCGGCCGCCGACATGATGATCTCGCTCGATCAACTCGAAACCGTCCTGCCAAATGTGGAAAGCGTATCGCTGGTGGCCTCCTGGTTTGGCACTGATCTGCGCGCCGGCAATTGTCAGATCCGACCCGGCGTTGAAAACGCTACCAAGATCACCTCGCCCAAGCTCTGGTCCGTCAATGGTGTGACCCGGACATCTGCACATGTCGTGAGCCAAGATACTGAGGGCCGCCCGGCTTACGGCGGCACACCGGCAGATTTCGCGGTTCTGCAGGCGATCAAGGAGCTGAAAGCCCGCGGCAAACGGGTCACGTTCTATCCGTTCCTGCTGATGGACATCCCGGCAAGCAATGCATTGCCGG